TACAGGGAAGCCCGTTATTGAGATTATTGCCTATCGTAGAACTCAACGCGACACCGATGTGGAGTTTGATATTGAGGAAGACGTTGTTCGCGATGTGGAGAAAGTGATTGATCGTTATATGGCTGAAAGCCATAATGATTACACAAAAAAATATAGTCGAGCAGATGGAACTCTCGATGAGCCTTCTTTTCAACAAGAAAAGCTCAGAGTAGCCAAACAACTTAACGCAATGATGCGTTACACAGCATATCAAAAAATGTGGGCGAGAGAGGCTTATGTTCGCAATGAAGAAGATCCATCTAAAGATAATGCTGATGATCTAGAGAAAGCTAGGGAGAAGTATCTTGATGCTCGTAAAAGAACGATAGAACGCGGCGTTGTAACCTCACATCCAGAAGAACTTCTTGATGATGAGCATAAAGAATCAATAAGGGCGATAGACGCATACATTGATGCTTATCAGGTCGAGTTTGCTATGACCAATGATAACTTCCAAGGCGATGTAGTTGCTCAAAAAGACTACAACGTTATAGTTAACCAAGACCATATAGAAGACGCGATAGGCACCCATGATTGGGGTCTTATCAAAAGAAATCCAGCCGACACTGGCGTTGTGTCCTCAAAAGACATGAAGCTGTCGAAGACAGGTATGGCTAACTTCTATCAAGGATCAATACCTAGCGAGTTCGATAAACTGTTTTATCACCTGCTAGGTCAGGACAAGCTGAAGGTAGATGTTAATTATGATATGAGGCAGTTACATGAGGCTGTTCCAAAGGGTTCAGGAAGAACGCACGTATCTACCAACAAAGATGTGGACTGGGAAGAGTTTATCGAGAAAAAGGGTCTAAATATTAAAGAGAACCCTGTCGACTTGAAATTGCTGGAAGTAGAACAGGATTGGGAAAAATACGTTAAAGATAACAGGTTTTACACAAAAAAATATGCTGACTTCGATTTGCCAGCTAATGCTGCCCAATTCAGGGAAAATGAGCGTTTTTATCGCAAAGGAGATTTGGCAGATCCTGAAATGACTGTATTAACAAGATCAGAATTGCGTAATGAATGGGAGAAAGACAGAAGAAGTAAGGGGATAGTCACTTATCCAGACCTTGAGATGGATCCAAGGAAGCTGGATCAAACCGAGATAAACATACAGCCAAGCTTCCCTGTAACTGACGAACTGATATCTGCTTTTTCAACGAAGAAGGCTGCCTTATTCAAACGCGGAAGTGATCAGGATGAAATGCCTGACATGACTGGCTTCGATAGCAGCAAGAGAGCGTTCATGAAGGCAGGTGCGGCGTTTGCTGCGTGGGCTGCTTTCAAACCAAAAGCTTCCGCAGCGGCAACGTTGCCACCTTCGCTTGAAAAACTTTTGCGTGTTGGAGATCTGCATGGTGCTCTTGCTTTCATAGAAAAGAACAGCGAGTTCCCAAGCTATCGAAAAGCTGCCGAGAAGTTACGTGGCTTAGTTCCGAAAGATGTCATGTTGCATATAGTGAATAACCTTTCGTTACAAGGTGAGACTGTACTTGACAGGAAGTATTTGACTCTAGACATACGCTTGCGTGATAGCAAAAGTAGTGAAAATGCCAATCTTCACGGAATGGACGAGGGGACTATCCTACATGAATCTATTCATGCAGCGATTATGGCTCGTTATGATCTTATCAATATTTATGCAGCTAACCCTAAGAAATGGGGAGATCGCAATGCTGACAAATCTCTGGCAGACTTCTTGAATGTCTGGAAAGAGTTCCGTATGGCGATTGATAACGAGCATATAGATGGCAAGAGGAAGCCAGTATGGATGGAAGAATCCTACAATAGTCCAGACGAGTTCATAGCCTATGCTCTCACAGAACCAGCGGCTCAGTTGTGGCTAAAGAATCACAAGTATAGGGGAAAGACCTTATGGGCTAAACTCAAGGCTGCAATCAGAAAGATGCTTGGTTTTGATGCAGATCCAACATGGTTCGATGCCGCTATGACGGCTTCTAACGAAGTGTTAGATAGCGCAAAAGGTGATAAGCCTAACTTCTCGGTATCAATATCATTAGCAAAAAGGATGAAGGGCAGAGCATATAACAAAGCAGTTCAGTTCAAGAAAGGACAGTCTCCTGACGCATACCAGAAAGAGAACGATGCTTTCAGGGAAAAGAACACTCCGCTCCGAACCAAGGTGCGGAAGTTCTTGCAGAAACATTTCTCCCCCGGAGGTTTACTAGAGAAGGAAGTATTCTCTGCGAAAATAGAGCGTGATTCAGAGTTCTCTGTGATTGAGTTTGAAGTTGCCCACTTAGTTGGTGAGCTCGAACGGGCAATCAAGAAAGACTACAACGTACACGCACTAGACCTTGACGAGAAAACGCAAGAGTTAATGAATTCTGTTATGGCTGGCGAGATAGACGATGTTCCTGAAAGCACGAAGATTGTCCTGCTTGCCATGCGCGGTCACATAGACGGTCTGTCCAAGCAGTATATCAAAGCGTTAGAGCAAGAGATCCTAGCAATGGCTCAGATGCAACGAGATATGGGTAACAACATTGCTCGCGGAGACGAGTTCACCATCAGGGATCTTGCGGTCAAGGTTGACTTGTTGCATACGATTGAAGCTAACATAGGGCACTACATCCATCGCTCATACAAAGCGTTTGATGATCCTACTTGGTACAAAAAGGTTCCTACTGAGAGTCTTAACAGGGCTCGTGAGTATTTGAAGGCAAGATTCTTGGCGCAAGGCGCATCAGCAGCAGAGGCAAAACGCAGGGTTGAGGTCGTGCTGAATGACATTATCAAGAACGGAACAGCCTACGACAGCATGGAAGCTTTCATTCGTGAGTCCAAGTTGGGAGCTAAAGACCTTGGTGTTCTGAAGAAGAGAAACAACATTGCACCAGAGATCAGGGAATTGCTTGGGGAGTACAAAGATCCACGAGTCAACTTTGCCAAGTCTGCTACGAAGATGGGCAGGTTAATATTCAACCAGAAGTTCCTAGAGAAAGTTCGTGAAGCTGGTTTGAATGTGTTCATGTGGACTGAAGCAAACAAACCACCTGAAGCAACAGCACAATTGGCGGCAGACTCTTCCGAGGTAATGTCTCCTCTTAATGGGCTATGGGTAACTCCAGAGACTAACAAGGCGTTCAAGGACGCTCTTGGAAAAGAGAACATGGAAGAGTGGTACAAGACCATCGTGAAGATCAACGGTATGGTCAAGTACGGAAAAACTATTTTGTCTCCAACCACTGCCGCTAGAAACTGGATCTCGGCTGCTTTCTTCTCCATTGCCAATGGTCATTGGAACTGGAAGCACATGAGCAAGTCGTTGACTGCTCTAAACGAATACTTCCGCCACATGGGAAGCGCACAAAAACTTGCATACCTGAAACACTTGAAGAAGCTTGGAGTCGTTTACGACACCCCATACGCAGGAGAAATGATTCGGTTGTTATCTGATACCGAGGTAATGGATAGCCTTGCTGGTAACAATAAAACCAAACTTGCTGCACGGAAGTTCTTCGCAATGGCAACCAAGTTCTATCAGTTCGGGGACGATTTCTGGAAGATCATTGGGTTTGAGAACGAGAAAACTGCTTGGCTCAAAACAGGAGCCAGTTTAGCAGAAGCAGAGAAGATGGCTGCTGAACGAATACGCAATACATATCCAACATACTCGATGGTTGGGTCTGCTATTCAGTCGTTACGCAGGTTCCCACTCGCTGGAACGTTTGTTTCGTTCCCTGCTGAAATAATCAGAACGTCCTTCAATATGTTCAAGTACACAATAGAAGACTTCAAGATACCTGAACGCAGGGGCATGGCTACTAACCGCGCTCTTGGTTTAGCTGTGACATCATCTCTTGCGTGGGGTCTGCAAGCTCTCTCGATGGGGATGATGGGGGTTGATGATGATGAAGAGGAAGCCGTTAGGTTGATGGGCGCTCCGTGGAATCGGAACAGTAACTTGGTCTTCTTGGGTCGTGATGAAGATGGGAATATTCGGTTCATGGATTTAAGCTTCATGGATCCATACAACCAGTTCAAAAGGATGTGGACTGCTGCTTGGAGAGACACGCCAATTGATCAGAAATTAAAACAGATTGTGTGGGATGAGGGGCTGACTCCGTTCTTAGGTCAAGACATTCTTGCAGGAACCTTGTGGGAAATATTCGCAAACAAAAAGGAAAGCGGCGGATATGTTTACCGCGAGAGAGATGAAGTACACAGGCAGACTGCGGATATTGCCAACCACTTATGGAAGACTGTACAGCCCGGAATCGTTTCCAACATGAGCCGCACTTTGAAGGCGATAAACGGAGAGGTATCCCCAAGTGGACGCAAATATAACGTTACAGATGAAGCGCGTTCTTGGGTTGGGTTCAGGTTCACCACGCTAGATCCGAAGGTTAGCTTGTATTACCGATCATTCTCGTTCACTGATACCAAAAGAGAAGCTAATGCTACCGTGATGGATGTAGTTAAAGATCCGCAGAATGTCAGCAAAGATGAAATGAGGAGCGCGGTTTCAATTGCTAACAGGATGCTAGAGACTGGATATAAGGAAATGCACCTAATGGTAAGGGCTGCTATGCGAAGCGGTATGTCTCGTGATGAGGTGATAAGGGTGTTAAGAACAAGCAACATCACGGTAGAAGATGTCAGGGCTTTGCTTAATGGAACCGCACCCAAGTGGAAGCCAAACGTTGCCTCTGCGAAGAGTCAGGCTAAGAAAGCTGCAACGGTATTTGATGAAGAAGGGACGAACAGGGTAATACAACGTTACAAAGATCTTATAGATCTGTCTAGAGAGTAATAGTGTTACTATCTTTACAAATTTGTAAACGTTTACAAATAGAGGGGCATTGATAATGAGCACAGTTTTTACATATGAAAGCTTAAAAACGTCAATAAAGAATCACGCTGAAGATCAGGGCGTTAACTTTGCCAATAATATTGATACCATGATCAGGATCGGAGAAGATCGCGTTATTCGTGAGTTGCCGTTATCAGTGTATCAGGCAAAGGGTAATGTGACGATTACTCAGGGTACACAGGCAACCACCAAGCCGACTGGCGCATTGGCTATCCACAACCTTTATTACTTGTTGGCAGGAGAGCGCAAGTTCATTGAGCCAAGACCTTATTCATATTGCTTGGACTACGCTCCAAACACCACGCAAGCGCCGCCGAAATATTTTGCGGAAGATTACTCCGCGACAGAAATGTGGCTTGCCCCTGCACCAAACCTGTCTGTAACTGCGGAAGCATTTTATCTCAAGAGACCAAACAGCATAATCACCGATATAAATGGAACATGGATATCATTAAACGCAGGGGATCTGTTGCTTGCGGCTTGCATGATAGCAGGGGAACGTTACAACATAGACATGGAGAAGATGACGATGTGGCTAACAGACTACCCATTATTATTGGCTTCCGCGTACACGCAGTTTGAACACTTACTACCAAAGAATTTTAAAGATATTGGCTCATTACCATCAGCGAAATAGGAGCAACTCATGGCATCGACTACTTCAAATTTACTTAGACTAGAGAAACAAACGGCTGGAGAGAACGAAAACGATTGGGGTGATCGTGTAAACGTTGTCTTTGAATTGCTGGAAGAAGCTATTGCTGGAATGACCACCATCGCTACGACTGGAGGAACCACTATCCTGACAGCGGTAAATCATTCTGCGGATGAATCGAGGGCTGGAATAATAAAAGTCACTGGAACATTGACATCTAACGCTGTTCTAGAGATTCCAGCTCTTACCCACAAGTACGTTGTCTGGAACGCGACAACTGGTGCTTATACCTTATCGATTAACCCATCTGGCGGTGTACCTGCTGTTATCGGACAAGGCGCTAAGCGTACAGTTATATGCGATGCCATCGACTGCTTCCTATTGACCGACGACACGGCGGTACCGAGCACTACCGTGATGCTATTCTTTCAGGCAGCAGCCCCTGTGGGGTGGACTCAGATAGCAGCGAATGACGGCTCTGCGCTCCGCGTAGTAAGTGGAACAGGTGGTGGTACAGGCGGTACGGTAGCTTTTACAACTGCTTTTGCTTCACAAGCGGTTACAGCGGTAGGTGGGGTAACAGGTTCGCATGTCCTGACAATAGCAGAAATGCCAGCGCATAGTCACGGACAGAATGGCATAATTGGAGGCGCAGGAGGTAGTGCTGGCGGTACAGATGTATCTAACCCAACTGGGGTAACAGGTGGTGGCGGAGGTCATACACATACATTTACTGGCACTGCGATCGACCTTGCCGTGAAGTATATAGATGTAATTTACTGTTCAAAGGATTAAATGGATATCGAAATAGGAGATTGCCCTCTGGGAGCCAAGTGCGAGGAAGTAAAGACCGAGGGAAAGAAGCAGATCTTGGTACGTTGTCCTTGGTATACAAAAGTTC